AGTATCTTCAAGCGACGGTGTCCAGGGTGGCAAAGCCAAAGCCCCCTGGACATCTAAAACAAAAACAACGAAATGTTGCTCCTGGTCGCTCGACGATTCCGACGATCACAAGTGACATTGTCAGTTCTCTACGAGAAAAGATCAGTGTCTGGTATAAAGCCATTCTTCCTGGCCGCACTCTTTGTGCGGTCCGAGATGAACAAGCTGAACGCGAGTCCATTGCTATGGGATGTCAACTACCGAAAGGATGTTTGACTAAGCAATGGGACGCGTGGCAGAGGGAATATTCCAAATTCCTCCGCCGAAAGAGTAACTATGAACGGAAAAAGTTACTATCCCCGAAGATTTCTGAACCAGATCCGGTTCCGTCTCCGGAAGATCGATTGTCTGCAAGCATCGATAATTCTCTTCGATATGTAGAATCCTTCCTCGGTTGGATTCAACTTCAAGAGACCGTTCCCACTCTCCCTGGTCTGGAGAGTTGGTTCGCCCTGTTCCTGGGCTTGTTTGTCCTTTATACACAGGGACACGCAGAGAGCTTCCTTAAATTGAAGCTGGCAACATTTGACGCACTCTCAAAACCTTATGATAGTGTGACAAAACATCAGATAGAGTTGCCTCCTATCCCCTCTCCATTCATAGAGAGAGCTATTCGATCCCGGTATCTGATCCCTCGAAGGGTCCGGTCTTCCATCGATTACGCTCTCAATCTGTGTGTGTGGATACAACGAGATTTGGCACGTTCTCAATCGTTTGTTTTCTACATGAAGAGGTCTGCGGCCGCGATGTCGGCGGAGCAGATCCAAGCAGCTGAGTTGAAGTCCTTTGTGACTCTCACGACTCCCCCGGTAATCGTTGCCGAGCGGGTCGTACTTGCTGATGGATCTGATCTCCCAATATCGCCAGAAGAGTTGGACCGACAGGTCCGACGAACTGTGTTAGAAGTCTTCTCTACTGTTCGCCCCTTCTGTGAGCAACCCCGCCTCCTTCTTCCCTCCCGTAATGCTCATTTTGACATGACTCGAGCGGATGGAGGCGCACATGCCCAGATTGCTAAGCAGCAACCTGCTCTTTGTTCATTACTTGAACACCTGGGAGATGTCCCGGGACTCCGACCTTATACGTTATCGGAGTTACGACAGGTTTCCCTCGATCGAGGTTGTGACGGTGGATGTGGTGATGGATGTCTTTCCTCCCTTTCCTACCTCCAACCTGAAGAGCAATTCATTTCTGATTGGAGCTTCATTGTAAGCCAGTCTCTCTCTGAATGTTCTGCTTTTCGTCCGATCCTTCGCCGCTGCGGCGTTGATCCACCGGAGGAGTCCATCCATCCCACCCGAGTTCGAGTGGTCCATTGGATGACTGACTTCCTACACCGGTGGTCCTCCCGGGATATCTTCCGTCATTCGCAACCCGAGACTTTGGGCAATGACGCAAAGATTATTGGACTAGCTGAACCTCTCAAGATTCGTACCATTACAGCTGGCTCGGAGGAGCGCTATTATCGCGCTCGTTACCTCCAGAAAGCCATCCACGGTCATCTTCGACAGCATTCCACCTTCCGATTGATTGGTGCTCCCCTCACCCTTGATGATATCAATCGGACCTTCCATGAGCCCCTCGCACCGGGTACCTTCTTTGTCTCCGGAGATTACAAATCAGCTACTGATCTTATCTCTGGTCGACTTTCGAATATTGCCGCCGAGGCCTTGGCTGATGCCATGTCTCTCCCCGCCTCTCTTCGAAACCTTCTTATTGAGTGTCTGACTGGGCACACTATGCATCAGGGGCATGGTTTGAAGGAAAATTGTGCCCCCCAGGCAACGGGACAGCTCATGGGATCTCCCCTCTCCTTTCCTGTGTTGTGTTTGATCAATGCGGCCCTTACTCGTTATGCTTTTGAGCTTCGTCACGGTCGTCAGTTTTCCTTACTGGAGTTTCCACTCTTGATCAATGGGGATGATGTTGGATTCGTTACCGACACGATCGGTTATGAGATTTGGAAGAAAGTCACCCGTGCTGGTGGCTTACAATTCTCAATCGGAAAGAACTTTACTTCGACGAAGTTTCTGATTCTTAACTCTTGCATGTTTGAGGTGGTTACGATGACTCATCGTCCCTCACCCATGTGTAGTCCTTCCGGTCGACGGGTACTTACTAATTCCTCTCCTCATTCCCTTTTCACAACTCAGACTAGAGGAGTCTTCCGTCCAGATGGTTCCGTCTGGGAGCGGGTAGTCGGTCGGTCTCCCGTTCATGATGATGCACTACTGGTGGCATCTCATGGATATGGAGGCTCGGTCCATTATCTCGCTTCTTATCGGACCGTTTTTAAGGTGACGCCTTACCTGAATCCGGACTATCTTGGCCCGAGACGCTTTGTCTCACTTTCCGGATCGACTGAAGCAGTGTTGGACTTGCCTGCTTTCCGTCGTCTTCGCCTCCGTGACCCCTTGGATCTCTTCCAACCTGAGGGTTACGCAATCCTTCCGGGTCTTCAAGCTGCCTGGTTGGGTTCCGTACGCGGTCCTCGTCGTCACTTCTTGAATAACATCTTCATTTCTTCTTGGAAGGATGTTCTCTCTCTCAGTTCTGGTACTGAGCGAGGAATCAAGTATACGACTGATTGGTGGTTACCAACCGCCCTTGGGGGTTTGGGCCTTGAGAATACTGATCCCTCCCGATCCGTTGATTCCTCATCCCTCGCCTCTCGGAAACTCGCATTCTGGCTTTATCATCACCAGGATCGTGTTCCCCTTGCCATGCCCTCCCTGGCCTTCCGTCCGGACCTTACTCATATGGTCCTTGATACTCTCTCTGAGTTACCTGCGAAAATGGTACGAGATGAGTCGGAAGCCCTTCGCCTTTCTCTCCCACTTCATGCTGATGTACTGAATGTGGTTGAACGTAAGGTTTGGATGAGCACCTTCCAGGTAGA